AGCAAATCCACCACCATATATTCCATTTGTATTGTTTTCGCCAATGCCTTGTTTGCGTGGCCCAAACTCTCCTTTAGTATCATTTGCGGCCATGCCCACCCTTCCCCCATCCACATTAATCGCCCCCGTCCCGTATTGCAGGACATTCTCGGCAACCGTTCCGACCAGCGGCTTTCGGGCAACGGTAATCGGCTCCAAGGCAGGCTTGAGAGCAGTCCCCCAGCCTTGCCATTGCTTTGCGGCATCGGTGGCAGGGGCGGTGATGTTTCCACCAGCCTGACCGAGACGCTCTCCACCAAGCCCTCCCATGTCCGTTTTGTGCTTCCCCACCACCTCCCGCTCGGCTTCGTCAATGCTATCAAACGGAAGCCCAAATTTGTCGCGAATTAAGTTAAACTGCTCTGGTGTGGGCATATTAAAGCCAAGTTCCCAATTTGCAACGCATCCCGTCAAACCGCCCGTCTTGCTTGGAAATAAAGCGGCAACCTGTTTTTGACTTACATTGTTTTGTTCTCTCCACTTACGAAACCACGGACCAAACCAAGCGACTTGCGCCCCGCCCCTCTTATCAATCGCCTTGCTGACATCCAGCGACTTCGGAAACCCCGACCCGTACACCCATGCAATCATATCCCGAATCTCAAAGCCTGCATCCTCAATCCTTACTGCCATGCGGTGTTGCGTCCTCGTTCCTGCAAAGGCCAACAGATGACCCCCGTGCTTCAAGACCCGAAGGCACTCGGCCCATACCTCAACGCTCGGCACATCGTAATCCCACTTCTTGCCCATGAAGGACAAACCGTATGGCGGGTCGGTAACAATTGAATCCACGCTACAATCGGGCATAGACCGCAATACCTCAAGGCAGTCGCCGTGATGCAGTTGGTGGGTCATCGGTTGGTGACTTGGATGATGACAACGGTCAGCCCTGCCGAGGCAAGGCCGTAAACGGGGGCGAGCATCCAATCGCAGGTGAGCAGGGTCAGCAAAACCGCCACCCAAAGCGTCAGGCAGGTGACGCAGGAGAACGGTTTGTGCCTTCCCAGCCATGTGCGGTAGAACCAACGGGGCAGAACGTGGTACTCGGCGATGGCGAGGGCGGTCAGCGAACTAACGAGTAGCGTCAGGATTACTTCCATGGGTTTTGAGGATTGCTGCTTTGATTTTGGCCTTGGCTTGTTCGATGGAATAGATGACCGAACGGTAGGGGATGCCTGTATCACGGGATAATTTTTTCATATTCCCAGTAGCCATGTGCAACTTGAGCAGTTCTTTGTCGTAGGGGAATGCTCCCTCCTTGGCCCAAGAATCCATCTCCGATTCGGCGATGGCCCACATATCGTCAACCAGCGAACTGTACTCTTCGTGTGTCATATCAGCGTTGGGGTCGATTTCCTCCGTGATGTCGTGGTGGCGGTACTTTTGGGCAAACTGGTTGTTCTTGCCTCGGTACAGGTTCAGGAGCAGGCGCACCACATAAAACTTAAAGTAGCCCTGCCCTTGAATTTGCAGAATCTTGGCAGGGTCTTTTTCCAGCAGGATAAGCACGCATTCCTGCTCCAAGTCACGCCAAAGCGGGTCGCCGCCTGTGATGGTGATGCAGGCCTTCTTGATTTCGCCCGAACGGTAGAGGTCAAGGATTACGGTTTCGGCTGACTGCATACGCAAAGGTATGCAAAAAAATAGGGGGATGCAGTTAAGCACCCCCCCATCCGAATCTCACGGATTTGCCGATTATCGTAGGCTCACCGACGACGTAAGTCGCACCTACTTAGAAGTATAACCTCCGTAAAGATTTAACAAAAAATCTTGAGCATTGTGTAAAACTTGTCTGCGGATGTACTTGATTTCGGGGGTTGCGATGATGTCCTGCTCGTAGGAGAGTTTATTCTTGATGAGCGTGGAGTGGTTGCGCTTGAGGACTGCCCCTATTTCGTGGTACTTGAAAAGGAAGTCGTTGTAGGCAACGTCGGTGATGATGTTTCGAGCGATGACGTTGGCTCGCTTGCGGCTACTTGAGCAGATGGCTTCTCGGCTGATTCCGAGAACCATTGCGGTGGTGTCAACGATATGGTTGATGAGTGCTGGGGTCATGGTTATGGCTTTTTAGGGTACATCCAAGCGGCAACTTCATGCGTCCACCACGCTTCGCCGTGAATGTTGGTGAAGGTGATTTGCCCTTCGGTGAGCCATCCAACTGCGTAGTTGCCGTCCTCAAGGGCGAGGAATACCTCTTCCATCGGAATCGGCATCGTGTATTTGGTTAGTCGTGTCCACGTCATGGCTTAGGCTTTTTTAGCGTTGAGGACATGACCGAGCAGTACCCAATTTACCTTCCAAGGGGATATGGTTTCAGCATGGTCGGGGGTGAGGCAGGTGGCACACGCCTTGCGGATGTGAATCTGCCAGCGGCGGAAATCGGTGGGGGTTGGTTTCATGGGTTTATGGTTTAGTAGGTCAAAGATATACACAACTTAAGAACATTCATCCAGTACACGCTGGAAATCTTCCAAAGAGCGGATGACCTCGTACCTGTATCCCGCATCCTGCACCACACCCTGCCACCACTTCTGCGATAGGGATTGCTTGCCCTTGGGGGTTTTGAACTCCAAGAACACCGCACCCTTGGGGGATAGGTAGGTCATGTCAGCCACGCCAGCCGTCAGGCCGATGCCTTTGAGGAAGTAACCGTTGGAGCGGGAGCGAGGGTTGTTGAGATTCAGGAATAGCCTTCCCTGCTCGTTGGGTCGGAGCATTGCGAATAACTTGACGCAGGCAGCTTGAAGGTTGTATTCTTCCATCATATTTTAGGGGGTGGAAATTCGTTGGCTTTGGTGAAGGGAAGGTGGCATTGAATGCCTGCGATGCCAAGCATTCCGTTGCGATTTTTGCGTACAATGACCTCCATCAGGTCTTCGGGCTTTGCATCGTCATGCTGGTGAGGCCGATAAACAAATGCAATTTTATCCGCATCAAACTCAAGTTGCCCCGTTTCCCTCAAGTCGGACATGATGGGGCGATGGTCTGCCCTGCCCTCGGTTGCACGGGATAGGGATGACACGACGACCCCGAACACCTTCTGCCGTTTGCAGATAGATTTCAAGGTCTTGCTAATGTTGGTCATCTGCTCAATTTTAGGCTTAGGCTTGTCCATCTTCGTTGGCTCTACCAGTTGCAGGTAGTCAAGGTAGAATCCGCAAATGCCGTACTTGGTCTTCAGTTTTGCGATTTCGCCTTCGATTCGGTCAAGGTTGGCTTGGTGCAGGTCCACGATATACAATGGCTTTGACTTTAGAAGATCGGCTTTTTGGGCAAGCGTCAGGAACTCGTTGTCGCCTATCCTTTCGCTTGGGTTTAGAAACGATGCCCCATCCATCTCGGCCAAGTTAGAAAGCATCCGCTGGGTCAGTTGGTCTGCGCTCATTTCAAGCGTGAAGAATACCACAGGAATACCAGCCATGGCTTGGTTCATGGCTATTTGCAAAGCGAGCAGGGTCTTGCCCATTGCAGGACGACCGCCCAAGAGGATAAACTCGGTGGGCTTAAAGCCCGTCAGCATCCTGTCAAGAGGATTGATATAAGTCGGGTAAATGGAATCCTTGCGTCTGCCTTCCCTGACCTCGTTCATGTTCAGCAGGTACTCCTTGGCAAGTTCATGAGCAGAGGATTCCGAGGCATTGGTTTCAACGGATTGCATCGCTTGGTATCGTGCAAAAGCCCTCGGAATGTCACGATCAACGGCAAGGTCTGCCATGATGGTTTGCTCCTCCCTTACCTTCCACGCTTGGTTCAGGTCTGCGGCGTAGGTTTTCCAATCGGAGGTGATGGTGATGCCATCGGCTACGTTTGCGAGTTCAAGCACCACAAACGCCTGACCTTGGCTGACAAGTTGTTGATGAACGGATACCAAGTCCACGGGTCGCTCGGCTCGGTGCAGGGCTTCAATGGCTCGGTAGATAAAGACGTTATTCCCTGTGAACAATCGTTCAGGGATTTGAATCAGCAGGGATGCACGGTCAATAAAACTATCCATCAGGCAGGACAAAAGCCTGCGTTCAGCGGAAGTAAGGTAGGTCTGCGTCATCGGTTTGGTTTAGTGGTGTTGCAAAGGTATTGGTTCGGGCGATAGCCTCGTCCTCCCACCGGGCTTGGTTGATGTAGGTTGCGGCATGGGGAACGAATTGGACAGGAGTTTCGGAATACAGGCGTGCGATGTTGTTGATGGCCTTTTGCTGGTCATCGTCCTTCAACTTGGCGAAGGCTTTTGATGCGGACTGCTTGGAGGTCTTTCGGGGATAGATAGCCCAAAATTGGTCAAAAAGCACACAAGTATTCTTTTTCTCTTCTTTCTTCTCTATCTCTTCTAATCTTATCTTATCTAATCTTATCTTATCTGCTTCGTTTTGCTTAGCACTTGCTTCCATTTGCTTAGCACTTGCTTCCATTTGCTTAGCACTTGCTTGGCCTTTATTTTCACCTCCTCTGCGTCCTGCCTCGCTTCTCCTTTGGCTTAACCTATCAAGGTCAGCCATCTGCAAATCAAGAAAGGTGATGCGTATTTGTTCGCCTTCCTCCTTAATGATTTCGGCCTCCATCAAATGACCGAGAAGGTTTGCACCGATTTCAAGGCTTGCTTGGTGGGTAGTTAGATGCCCATGCTTGACCCAGTACAGTTGACAAATGTGTATGAATGCCCCCTGCAATTCAAAGGATTTGCGGCTGATTCGTCCTGCGAGCCAATCGCTGGGGGAGTGCTTGTACCAACTATTTTCCATGTGGTATTAAAAAAAATGCCCCGACTGATAGCAGCAGCCGAGGCAAGGGGTTAATGACCCTTTATCTAAACATCCCTTGGCTGCTATTACAAGGAATGCGTTCTACTCTTAAATGTAAACTTCGTGCAAAGTTACACTAAAATGGTACACTAAAATGGCAAGTCATCCCCATCTTTTTGTGGTGATGGTGCAGAATCTTG